AAGACTACTTCTTTCCACAAACGGCTGAGGGCCGTGGATCTAAAGTTGAGACATTGCCAGGTGGAACTAATCTAGGAGAAATTGATGACCTTAGATATTTTACTAACAAGTTAGTTCGCGGCTTGCGTATTCCGTCAAGTTATCTACCTACTGGTGCAGATGATGCAAGTAGCCAATATAATGACGGTAGAGTAGGAACAGCATACATTCAAGAATTAAGATTTAATACATATTGTGAACGTTTACAAGGATTAGTTGCTGAGCAGTTTGATACTGAGTTTAAACGTTATGTATTAGAAAAAGGTGTAAACATAGATACAAATATGTTTCAACTTAAATTCCAACCACCGCAGAACTTTGCAAGTTATAGACAGAGTGAAATTGATAATGCACGAGTGCCTACGTATACACAAATGGCAGCACTGCCTTACATTTCAAATAGATTTGCTCTTGATAGATTCTTAGGTTTATCAGCTGAAGAGATTGCAGAAAATGAACGCTTATGGCGTGAAGAAAATGAAGAAACACTTGAGCCAACAGCAACTGACGCAGGCGGCGAAATGCGTAGTGCTGGTATAAGTAGTGCTGGTATAGAAAGTGACTTAGGCGGGATTGAAGATGTAGATGATACAGGTGAAGCACCAATACAAGGCTCGGAAGGCGATTCACCCGAAACTGCAACAGGCGATTCGCCTATGCCAGGCGGCGGAGCAAATGCTGAGCAAACGATATAAATAATACTATGATACTGAGAGAAATATTTTATTTTGATAAAGAAACTGTAGAGCCTGTAGAAGATGATCGCTACGAGCCTGAAAACGATGTGTCACCTATTGACTATGACGACACAAGAAAAACTAGACTAACTCTTAAACAAATTAATAGAATTAGAAAAGCATCTGATTTACACGCAGAAGAAAAGAAAAAAGATCTTCAATTTGTAAGACAAATGTACGGAATGGCAGCAAACGCAGCAGCTGAAGGTGTCTAATGGCCAAGATAGACAAGTCAAAGTATTCTAAAGAAGAATACAGACGTCTCAAAGAACAACGTAAAATTGATAAAGCTAGAGAGCGTATTGCAAAGCAAAGTGCAATAGAACGTAGTAAGCCACAACCTAACCCTACGTTAATAAAAATACAAGAACATGCACAAGAACTTGTTGAAGAAAATGTTTCAGGAATGCGGAAAGCATTTATAATAGGCAATGGCATGAGTCGAAAGGGCATTCCTTTAGAACCTTTGAGAGCCTTTGGTAAAATGTACGGATGTAATGCAATTTATAGAACATTCGATCCTGATTATTTAATTGCAGTAGATACTAGAATGGTTTTTGAAATTACAAAAACAGGATGGCATTTAACACGACCTTTATGGACAAACCCTAATCGTAGTTATCGCAACATAACACATCTTAATTTGTTTGATCCAAGCAAAGGCTGGAGCAGCGGTCCGACGGCATTATGGTTAGCTAGTCAGCATAAGCATAAAATAATTTATATATTAGGTTTTGATTATAAAGGTTTAGATGACGGTAGATTTGTAAATAATATTTTTTCGAGTACACCGAATTATAAAAAATCTGGTGACAGGGCAACATTTTATGGCAATTGGCTTAAACAAACAGTGATTACTGTAAAAGAAAACCCTAATATTCAATATATAAGAGTAATTGACAAAGAAGGCTTTATTCCTCCTGATTTGGTAAATATTGATAACATAAAACACATTACCGTTGAAGATTTTAAAAATCGACACGGATTAATGTAGTCAGATAACTGAAAATCTTGCAAATAATAGCCGTTTCAGGACTATTTCGTGTAAATAAAGTAAATAATATTGACAGCCCATACCGAGTAAACGGTATTTATTTTATTGCAGGAGAAAACAATGGCAGATCGTAGTAAATTTGAAGAAATGCTCGAGCTACTTGTCAACGAAGACAAAGAGCGAGCACAAGAACTATTCCACGAGATTGTGGTAGAAAAATCAAGAGATATTTATGAGTCACTACTAGAAGACGAAGAAGTTGATGAAGCATCTGATGAAGAAGTAGATGAGTCAGAAGAAGTAGATGAGTCAGAAGAAGATCTAGACGAAGCAGACGAAGAAGTAGATGAGTCTGATGATGAACTAGAAGAAGGTTTTGATCTAGACGAGTTTGAAGTAGAAGCAGACCCAATGATGATGGGTGGCGATGCTGGCGACGACATGGAGATGGATATGGATCCAGACATGGACGACGAAGACGGCGACGACATGGACATGGACGACGAAGGTGACATGGCCGATCGTGTTGAAGATCTAGAAGATGAATTAGAAAAACTAAAAGCAGAATTTGATTCAATGATGAACGATGATGACGCAGGCGACGAAGAAGAAGCAGGCGACGACATGGACATGGACATGGATGACAAAGAGCCAGAAGAAGGTTATGCATTTGAAGCAGCAGACGAAGAAGTTGAAGAAGCAGCAGACGAAGAAGTTGAAGAGTCAGACGAAGATCTAGACGAAGCAGCAGACGAAGAAGTTGAAGAAGGCGATAAGTCAGCAGCGGAACAAATGCGTGAGTATGTAGAAAAAGTTGCTCCGGCTAAAATGGGCGACAATGGCGCAAACACAAAATCATCTGTAGCAGGTCCAAATAATATGGGCGGAACAAGCGCAAACATTTTACGTAGCGATACTGAAAACAGTGGAGAAGCTGGCGCAGGATCAAAAATAAAAGGTTCAGCACTTAATGACCAAAACCCAAAAGACATGAACACTAAGAACATTAACGTTCCTGGTGGTAAAGCTGGCAAAACAGGATTTAAAAAATCTGAGCCAGGACACGGCGCTGAGAAAAAAGGTAAGCCGGAAACTGCTGACAAAGCCGCAGGTCCAACACTTAACAAGTTGAGCAAGCGAGCAAAGTAAGCAAGACAGGGCATTAGATGAACAACTACTTACGAGAGCATTTGACATTCGATCAAGCACAAATTGTGCTTGAGAATGCCAACGAAGGCAAAGATCTTTATATGAAAGGTATTTGCATTCAAGGTGACGTCCGTAACGCTAATCAGCGAGTATATCCTGTAAACGAAATTGGCAGGGCTGTCAAAACGCTCAACGATCAAATCCAAAACGGATTTACCCCTCTCGGAGAGGTTGATCATCCAGATGGCTTAAATATTAACCTAGACCGTGTATGTCTCATGATTGAAAGCATGTGGATGGACGGTGCAAATGGTTATGGAAAACTAAAAATATTACCAACTCCAATGGGACAATTAGTTAAAACTATGCTTGAAGCAGATGTTAAACTAGGCGTTTCTTCAAGAGGAGCAGGTGAAGTTGACAACAACGGTAATGTTGCTGACTTTGAAATTATCACTGTGGACGTTGTGGCTCAGCCCAGCGCCCCCGGTGCTTACCCAACACCAATCTACGAACAATTATTAAATGCTCGTGGGGGTATGAAGGCATATGAACTAGCACAGGCAACAAAACACGATAACAAGGCACAAAAATATCTTAAGGAATCGCTGATTAACATAATCAGCAAACTCCAATAATAGGAGGACAATTAATGTTGGACGCACTGAAAACACTTTTTGAAAACGATGTTGTTTCGGAAGAAATCAGAGCTGAAGTTGAGGAAGCTTGGAATGCGAAGATCGTCGAGAATCGCCAACAAGTAACCGCTGAACTACGTGAAGAGTTCGCACAGAAGTACGAGCACGATAAAAATACAATGGTGGAAGCTATTGATCAGATGTTATCAGAAGGATTAGCAAGTGAAATTGCTGAGTTTGCTGAAGATAGAAAGCAATTAGCAGAAGCTAAAGCAAAATATGCTGTAGCAATGCGTGAAAATGCTGATCTATTAAAAACATTTGTTGTAGATCAGTTACAAGGAGAAATTCAAGAACTTAGAGCAGACAAAGCAGCAATGGCTGAGTCTTATGCTAAACTTGAAGAGTTCGTTGTAGAACAGTTAGCTTCAGAGATAACAGAGTTTCATGAAGACAAAAAAGATTTAGCAGAAACAAAAGTACGTTTAGTACGTGAGGCTAAATCACACTTGGCTAAAGTTAAAACTGACTTTATCCAAAGAAGTGCTACACTAGTATCTGAAACAGTTGCAAAGACTCTTACTAAAGAGATTAGCGCACTAAAAGAAGATATCAATGTCGCACGTAGAAACGACTTTGGTCGTAAAATATTTGAAGCATATGCAGCTGAATACACTAATTCATATTTGAATGAAAAAACTGAAACTGCAAAGCTACTAAAAGTTCTTGATACTAAAAATCAACAACTAGCAGAAGCTAAAAAGTATGCTACAAAAGCAATTGCTATTGCAGAATCTAAAGAAGCAGAAAAACAAAGACTTCAAGAATCAGCAATAAGAGCAGAAAAAATGAATAATCTTCTTGGACCTTTAAGTAAGGACCAAAGAGAAATTATGACAGACTTACTGGAATCAGTACAAACATCAAGACTAGAATCTTCGTTTGAAAAGTACCTACCATCAGTTATTGATAGTAATACTCCAGCAAAGCAAAAGGCACCACTAATAGAGGCAAAAGAAGTAACAGGCAACCGTGAGCAATCACAAACAAGTAGTAAACAAGCAGACGACGGAAATGTTATTGACATCAAGCGTCTTGCTGGATTAAATTAAGGAGATTATTATGTCGGAACTACTAGAAAGTCGCTGGCAGGATACGAAAACAGCACTTCTTGAAGGCCTAAATGGCAACAAGAAAAGCGTAATGGCAGCAACATTAGAAAATACTCGCAAGTATCTTTCAGAAACTGCTACAGCTGGTGCTACATCTGCCGGTAATGTCGCAACACTAAACCGTGTAATCCTTCCAGTGATTAGACGTGTTATGCCAACAGTTATAGCTAATGAGCTAGTTGGTGTTCAACCTATGACTGGACCAGTTGGTCAAATCCACACACTAAGAGTACGTTATGCAGATAGCATTTCTACAGGTGGTGGCACAGACGTAACAGCTGGCGAAGAGGCTCTAAGCCCATTCAAAATTGCTGAAGCTTATTCAGGAAACGAAGGCAACCCAGGTACTGCTGATGTAACAGCAGCTATGGAAGGTGTTGCTGGTAACAGAATGAGTATTCAGATCTTGAAACAAACTGTGGAAGCAAAGTCACGCAAGCTATCAGCTCGTTGGACTTTCGAAGCAGCTCAAGATGCTCAGTCACAGCATGGTATTGATGTTGAAGCAGAAATAATGGCTGCTCTAGCACAAGAAATTACTGCTGAGATTGACCAAGAAGTTTTAGCTTCTTTAACTTCGCTAGCCGGTACTGCGGTTGAAACATACAACCAAGCAGCAGTATCAGGTACAGCTACATTTGTTGGTGACGAACATGCAGCACTTGCAGTTCAAATCAACCGCGCATCAAACCTAATCGCTCAGCGTACACGTCGCGGCGCAGGTA